ACTGAAGGAACGGGGATTAAACCACCCTTTCTTTTAGGAGACCTACTATGAACACCCTTACACTGATCAAGAAGCAGATCGAAAAGGCTGCTGCACTTCATGACGCTCAGATCGCTCACACTTCATACCGTGGTGTAGAGTATGATACTCGTTGTGTAGAGTCCAAAGAGACTCATGGCACCTTCTGCTACCGTGGACGCACTTATAGTAAGTGATTGTCAAACAATCTGAATAGTGTTAGAATGGGAGGGCAACCTCCCATTTTTTATGGAAAGAGATAAACTAAAGTTGATAGTGAAAAACCTTAAACTTCTAGTTGAAGCATTAGAAGTTGAGGTATACTCTGATGTTGATGCGTATACAACAAAGCAGGAGAACTTTGATGATCCTGCTAATTATTATATAACAGATTACGACGAAGTTTTTAGCGATGATGATGGATACCCAGATTAAATTAATTAGTGCTACTCCTGATGCAGAGAAGCACATGGCTTATTGTGCAAGAGTAAGTAATCCTGCCAATCAAGAGAATGAAAAGTTCTCTGGACTCCTGAAGTATTGTGTTAAGCATCAGCACTGGAGTATTTTTGAGCAGGCATACATGACTTTGGAGATCAACACTACCAGGGGAATAGCGGCTCAAGTGCTTCGCCATAGATCATTCACATATCAAGAATTTTCGCAACGCTATGCTGATTCCTCCCTACTCGGTGAGAGGATCCCCCTACCGGAACTCAGGAGACAAGACACCAAAAACCGACAAAACTCCATTGATGATGTTGATCCATTCGTTAATCAAGAGTTTCAAATCAAAATGGAAAATCATTTCCAAGCAGGTATGAAACTCTACAAAGAGATGCTTGAGTATGGAATTGCAAAGGAGTGTGCTCGTTTTGTGCTTCCTTTGGCGTGTCCCACCAAAATCTACATGACAGGCTCAGTTCGGTCATGGATCCATTATATCGATTTGCGTTCTGCAAATGGTACACAGAAGGAGCATATGGATATTGCTTTAGGTGCAAAAGAAATCTTCTGTGAACAGTTCCCTGCCGTTGCGGAAGCAATGGAGTGGATTTAATAAATACAAGAAAAGGATTGAACGTTTATGCCAACGTACCCTGTTATTAACCTAGAGACGAAAGAAAAGAAAACTCTCAGTATGACTATGAAAGAGTATGCTGAGTGGAGAGAAGAGAATCCTGGATGGGATAAGGATTGGTCAGAAGGATGTGCATCACAATCTAGAGAGTTTAGGTGGACAGGAGAAGCGAAGTCGAGTGGTTGGAACGAAGTTCTGGACCGTGCATCCAAACAACCGGGTGCCACGGTTCGGAAACATCGTGACTACTCCTTCTAACTCCTACTACCGCTTATGCCTGCAAAAAGAAAGACAAATCAACCAGTAGTTCCATTTGGAATGAGCAACAAACACATGAAAAGAAAGAAACCAATTAATTCAGACTTAATGAGGGACATTACTCCCCTCACTGAAAATCAAAAAGAGCTCTTTCGTTGCTACAAGAATGATCAAAATCTTGTAGCGTATGGTTGTGCTGGCACAGGAAAGACTTTTATCACCCTCTACAACGCTCTTAGAGATGTTTTAGATGAGAAGACTCCTTATGAGAAAATCTACCTTGTCAGATCGCTTGTAGCGACTAGAGAGATCGGTTTCTTACCTGGAGATCATGAAGATAAGTCTTCCTTGTATCAGATTCCATATAAGAACATGGTTAAATACATGTTCGAGATGCCTACTGACTCTGACTTTGAGATGCTTTATGGCAATCTAAAGAATCAAGGGACAATCTCCTTCTGGTCTACGTCTTTCATTCGTGGCACTACTCTTGATAATGCAATTGTCATTGTTGACGAATTCCAAAACTTAAACTATCATGAACTCGATAGTATTATCACTAGGATTGGTCAAGAATCTAAAATTATGTTCTGCGGAGATGCCACCCAATCAGATCTTCTGAAAGACAGGGAGAGAAATGGTATCGCTGACTTCATGAAGATCTTACGCATCATGCCTTCAGTTGATATTGTTGAGTTCGGAGTAGAGGACATCGTTCGCTCTGGACTGGTTAAGGAATACTTACTAGCTAAGATGGAAATGAATGTATGATTTTTGAGCATTGTAATTATCTCGGTGACCTTGAACTAACAAAAAAAGAAACCAATGGCATCCGTCTCTACAACCTTCCAAGTGGAGACTGGGTGCCTTCTATTACGTCTGTAACTTCTTTCTATAACCGACAGATCTTTGTCAAGTGGAGAAAGCGAGTTGGTATCGAAGAAGCAAATCGCATTACTAAGAGAGCAACTGCCCGTGGAACAGATTTTCATGCGGCAACTGAACTCTACATGTTGAATAAAGAAATAAACTGGGATGACTTTAAACCTCTGACCAAGTTTATGTTTGCTCACGCAAGACCATATCTGGACAAGATAAATAATATACACGCTATAGAGAGGACTCTGTACTCGGAGTATCTTGGTTTAGCAGGTAGAGTTGACTGTATCGGAGAGTACGAAGGTGAACTCGCAGTCATCGATTTTAAAACTTCCGATAAGATTAAACCAGAAGAGTGGTTAGAGAATTATTTCGTTCAAGAAATGTTCTATGCATCTGCTTACTATGAATTGACTGGTATCCCTGTCAAAAAACTTATTACCATTATGGTCACACCTGGAGGTGAGGTCAAGGTATTTGACAAAAGGAACAAAGGGGATTATATTAAATTATTAGTTCGATATATTAAAGAATTTGTATCTCACAATCTTAGGTCAGAGAATGGAGAATGAACTAGAAAAAGTATTAGAAAGTAAATTCTTTTGCCCTTCTCGCTTCGCACAGGAGATCGAATCTCTTGTAATACAGAACTCAGACATGAGTTATATTGATGCTATCCTTCACTTCTGTGAAAAGAATAGTATTGATTTAGAGTCAGTTCCTAAACTGATTTCAAAACCTCTTAAGGATAAACTAAAAGCGGAAGCAATGGAACTCAACTTCTTGAAGAGAAGTTCCCGTGCGAAATTACCCCTCTAATTTCATTTTAGGGTAAAAAAATTTCCCGGCAAAAAATCCCTATATTACTTTTTTGATGATGCCGTTTGATGCCTACAAGCAATATCTTTCGCTGAAGAATCACTTCACGAAAGAAAAGTATGATTATCACAAGTACTGTGGTAAGAGTCGTGCGACAGTTCAGTCTTTCTATAAACGAAAAGATAGATTCTGGTTTGAAAAATTATCACGGAATAAAGACGATAAAGAAGTAATTGAGTTCTTTATATCTAACTTTATCACCTGCACTGATCCAAGTAAACTTTGGATTGGAGAGATGATACGTGAAGGTGAGAGTAGATATACTTTGTGGAAGAAAAGAACTCAATCACTCACATATCTTTTTAAGGAAGAAACAGAAAAAGTTTTTTCAGATAATAATTTTGATGCCATGTTCTCCATGGATGGATCTCGTCATCCAGATATTCTTAAATCATATCTGAGAGATGATATATCAATTGAAACCCTAGTTATTCTTGATAGAATACTTGGATTTAGAAAAGACTGGGACAGTAAATTAACTGACCCAGTATGGGAAACTGTCAGTATGAGAATGAGAAAGTATTCTCCATTCCTAAATATTGAAGTATCTCGTTATAAAGAAGTTTTAAAAAAAGTTGTTCTAGAAAAATGAGTTTTTTCGATTCCGATGTGGTCCGTGCAGAAATGACGGAGATTAGTGAGTTACAAGAAGACGTTTATCGTAATGTCTTTAAGTTTCCCTCTATGAATAAAGAGGAGAAAAAATTTCATGTTGCTATGTTAGAGAGACTTCTTGAAAAACAAAAAGTTCTTTATGCTCGTCTGAGTTTATCAGATGACCCTGAAGCAAAACAAATGAAAGAAAGAATCGTCGATTCTGCACAGATGATGGGTCTACCACCCAATGTTGATATGCAGACAATCTTTACCAACATGTCCAAAATGCTGGTCGTAATGAAGGAAAAGATTGACGAAGACGAACCTATTGTGTAGAATACCGAGGTACACACAAGCCAAATACGTACAAATCTAATTAATCCTATGTCTTTCGCAAATCTTAAAAAGCAATCCTCTCTTGGTTCTCTGACTTCTAAACTGGTTAAAGAAGTTGAGAAGATGAACAATACTGGTGGCGGTGGAGATGACCGCCTGTGGAAACCAGAGATGGATAAGACCGGTAATGGATATGCAGTTATCCGTTTCCTCCCTGCCCCTGATGGAGAAGAACTCCCTTGGGCAAAGATGTACTCCCATGCCTTCCAAGGTCCTGGTGGTTGGTACATCGAGAATTCTCTGACCACAATGGGTCAGAAAGACCCTGTGTCAGAGCACAACCGCGAACTGTGGAATAGTGGTCTGGATTCTGATAAGGATACAGTCCGTAAGCAGAAGCGTAAACTGTCCTACTATGCCAACATCTATGTTGTGCAGGACAAAGCAAATCCCGACAATGAAGGTAAAGTCTTCCTGTATAAATTCGGTAAGAAGATCTTTGACAAGATCATGGAAGCTATGCAACCTGAGTATGAGGATGAGACTGCAATCAATCCTTTCGATTTCTGGCAGGGTGCTAACTTCAAACTGAAACTGAAGAAGGTTGCAGGTTACTGGAACTATGATTCTTCGGAGTTCGCTGCACCCGCACCTCTCCTTGATGATGACGATGCACTGGAAGCACTGTGGAAGAAGCAGTATTCACTGACTGCTCTGACTGCTGCTGATCAGTTTAAGTCTTATGAAGATCTGGACAAGCGTCTGAAGATGGTGCTTGGTGCTAAACCACCTGCTCGTCGTTACGATGAAGAACTGGAAGACGAGAGCGAAGGTCGCGGATCTTTCTCCCCTAACTTTGAGGCAAGCAAACCGCCCGCTGCAGACTTTAATGCACCGGACATCACCCCAACTAAGTCTGCTGACTCAGATGAAGATGATGCATTGTCTTATTTCCAGAAACTCGCTGAGGAATGATGAGATACAACCAGTTGTGCTTGACCCTTCTGGTTATCGCAGCATATATTAATCTACTGAAATAGTCTAATATTATCTCCACGCTTTAAGGATTCAGTCACATACTGACTGGATCCTTTTTTATATGTCATAATCTTTTCGAGATCATCAAGAGCAACATTTAAATAGCGTGCCTTTAGTATCCAAATGTTTCTTCTTTGATCTTGAATACTATTTTCATACTCTAAGTTTGTTACTTCTTTTACTGGGTTTGTTGTAAATGCAGAGTTATTATCACTATATTTAAAGTCAAAATCTGATGGCACCCTGAGACCTGCTTTCAGAATTCTAACACCTGTGCTATTTTTTATCTCAATTGTTTCATGATGATGTGTGTCATTTATTTTTTCATATGTTCCATACTTGTCTAAAAGAAACTGATCAAAATTATATTGTGTGAGTGGCCATTCTGTTTGTATATTTACAATATTATTTGATGACAAAATCACCCAATCAAGATCAGAATCTCCGTATGCTTTAAACGCAACATTATCTGGTCTATCGTCACCTTGTATTTTCCACTTTGTAAATGCAGTAAGATCCTGAAATAAATCTTCTCTTAGTTTTGCCTTTTTAAATAAATTTTTTACCGCAATGTAATCTGATATATTAGCATCGGGGAGTCTGCTAACGTAATCAAGATTGGGGACTTTGTTAAAGTAATTTGACATCTTAGAAACCTATCTCTATTTCGTCACCTGTACCATAGTCATCGTTAAACACTGGTTCGAGTTCTTTCAACTGCATTGATATTTTGTATGCAGTCATATAACCATCTGTTAGTGTAGAATAATTTTGTTGAGGAGTATAATCAACTTCAAGATTGGTCATTGCACACTCCTTCATCTTACCTATAAATGGATGGTCTTTACTTCCATCACCTCCAAGAACATACTGAACTTGAAATACATTTGGAGATAAAAGAAATAGATTTGCTTCAGATCTAATGGGTGACATTCCCTGCTTGAAGAATTTTATTATCTTTATAACCTCGTCTGCCTCAAGTTTACTTCTTGGGACTAAATCAAAACTAAACTGAAAACCTCTAAGAACTGGTTTATCGAATAATAATTCTAAGTTGGGATTAAATGTCATCCCAGTTGCCCTTGTCATTAGTCTTTTGACACCCACTGCTTTACTAGCAAAAGTTTCTCCAATAGCCCTCTTGACATCTTCACTATTAGTCGTTAATCTATTTACAATGTTTGTTGCAGCGTCTCCCGCAGATTCTCCAGATACACCTGTCATTGCCCTTGCAAGCGGAGCACTTTGTATCTGAACTTCGTTCATAGGGTCTGCTGCCCACTCAGCGCCATTTTGATCCCTTATACCACCTGGTATTGGTAAACTGACTGATCCAAGTCTTACCCTATCACCAGTCTCTCCATTTGGTCCTTTTCTTAAAGAGTTTGCCCGATCACCAAATCCAAATCTGTCTCCACTATTTAATTTTTTTGGTTTATATTCTAACAGAGTAAACTTCATGAAGTCTTGTATTGTACTTCTGTCTTTGGGATAACTGAAATCCCCAAACGCTCCTGCACCCTTTCTTGTCCCACTTCTTTTTTTTACGCTATCAATAATTGACTGAGCATCTTCATTTAGGGTAGATAAATCCTCAGCAGCCTGCTGCTCAGCAACCTCATCTTCAGTTCTACCTGGAGCTGGTAATGAACCTTCATAATCTGGATCAAGTAATTTATTCGCCCTATCTAATGCAGCTGCAGGATTCTCACCAGCACCTTCATTTCCCCTGACGGCAGCTTCCAATGCCTTCTGTCTTAATTTCTTTTGATTAGCTTCTGATAAAAATTCTTTTCTTTGCTGTTCGTTGAAAACCTCATAGAACCCTGCATCCAGAAGCGGGTCATTAGGTACAAATTCTTCGCCAGGTTTGATTGACCCAATTTTGATGGATGGCAATATTCCTTTATCTTCGTAGTAAGTTGCTTCACCGGTCACCGCATCTACTTCTACGTAGAGTTTTTTTCCAGGATCTACTGGAGATGGAAATTGATTATTCTCTCCTCCATATTTACCAGACATTAGACACTATCTTTCTAGTTATTTAGTACCTCTTTTGCATATTGCACTGAGATTAAATCATCAAGTTCATCTCTCTGCACAATATAAACTTGACCGACTACTTCTCCCCATGTATATTGTCTATACATCCTCCAGTGAAAATTAAAACCACGAAATCCCCACTGGAATAATTCTGTCACCAAAACTAAAGGGTGCTGATCATATCTTATCTTTGGTGTCTTTGCTTGATATAAAAAAGTACAAAGTGTTCCTGGATCAGGGACAGGTGTGACAGTATCATTGAGAGCATCCATGATCATGACCATCTGATCCTCAGTGTCCATGGTCTCATTTAATGTTGTGAGTATGGGTTCGATACGATTCATCTGATTCCCAGTTCTTTCTCTGTGATTACCTTAAATTGAATTCGTCTGTCCTCACAAAACTCAACTGCAGCTTTCCATTTTGCTTGGTTCACTGCATAGGTTTTACACTCACGTATCAGTGTTTTCTTTTGCTTTTTACCTGGCACTGGCGGTAAGGTTTCACGATAGGGTTTTACTTCTATCACATATGTTTTGATCGTGCCCGTGCTTTCTTTTACTTTTATAATGAAGTCTGGGAAATACTTATGTACTTTCCTGTCTACTGGAGACACATATGGTATGTAAAATTCTTCACTTCCCCATTCAAGAATGTTTTCATTTAGATC